TAAATTGGCGTCGGGTGAAATAAACCGGTTGATTATTAACATGCCGCCTAGACATACAAAATCTGAATTTGCATCTTATCTTTTGCCAGCATGGATGGTGGGCCGTGATCCTAAGCTCAAAATTATTCAAGCAACACACACGGCAGAGTTAGCCATAAGATTTGGTCGTAAAGCAAAGAATCTTATCGACTCAGATAATTATCACAAAATTTTTAAAACAAGATTACAAGAAGATTCTAAAGCAGCTGGACGATGGGAAACATCTGATGGTGGTGAATATTTTGCAGCTGGTGTTGGTGGTGCAATAACAGGTAGAGGAGCGGACCTACTGATCATTGACGATCCACATTCAGAGCAAGACGCACTATCACCGACAGCGATGGAGTCTGCTTACGAGTGGTATACATCAGGTCCACGACAACGTTTGCAACCAGGCGGTAAGATCGTGTTGGTCATGACTCGTTGGACGACAAAAGATTTAACAGGTATGTTAGTTAAGAATCAGAGTGAACCTAAAGCAGATCAATGGCACGTGGTCGAATTTCCAGCGATCATGGACCATGGATCAAAAAACGCTTCTCCTGTTTGGCCTGAATATTGGAAGTTAGACGAACTAGAAAAAGTTCAAGCAACACTGCCCACGGGTAAATGGAATGCACAGTGGATGCAGAATCCCACAGCAGAAGAGGGCGCAATATTAAAACGTGAGTGGTGGATGAAATACAATGATGAAGAGATCCCACAATTGCAACATGTTATACAATCTTACGATACCGCATTTTTGAAAAAGGAGACAGCTGACTATAGTGCGATAACGACATGGGGAATATTCTATCCAACCGAGGATAGTGGAGCCTGTCTTATACTACTTGATTCTATCAAAGGTAGGTATGAGTTTCCGGAGCTAAGACGTCTGGCTCTGGAGCAATACGAATACTGGAAACCTGAAACAGTTATTATTGAGGCAAAGGCATCAGGTCTGCCACTAACATATGAGTTAAGAAAGATGGACATACCTGTAGTTAACTTTAGTCCGTCAAAAGGAAACGATAAGCATGCCCGTGTAAATGCAGTTGCACCTCTGTTCGAATCTGGTATGATATACGCGCCTGAGCAAAAATTTGCTGAGGAGGTCATTGAAGAATGCGCAGCATTCCCATATGGCGATCATGATGACCTTGTGGATTCTACAACACAAGCGATTATGCGATTCAGACAGGGCGGTCTGATCGGACACCCTGAAGATTACGTAGATGAAAAGGCAGAGAAACCAAATAGGAACTATTATTAATGAGTATAATTAAAGGTCTATTCGTAGGATTAAAAAATCAAAAGGTTATTCCTTTTAATCAAATGACTCCTGAGTTACACAATCAAATTAGTAGTGGTCTTGCAAAACTCATGATGGCTGCAAAAATGACAAAAGCCAAACTAACAAAGTCACAACAAAATTATATTATAAACCAAGCAAAACAGGTTCAAGAATTTGAGGATAGATATATCACAAAAATAAAAGACAGCGCTGGTAATATTATTAAAAAGGGTAAAGAAAAAGTAGCTGATGTTTTTGATTTAGAGGGTAGAACTCTTGATCCAAGTAAAACTATCATGGGTGGTACACAAGAAGGTGCTGCATTTAAATCAGGAATTATGAAAGCAACAGGAGCTAAACCAACAAAAGTTCCAGACACTATGAAAAAACGTATAGAAGATAAATATGGAATAAAATTAAAAGGTGATGAAACCATGGGTGAAATACAAAAACTTATTGATGATCTACCAACTAAAAAAGCAGACGGTGGACGTATTGGTTTAAAAGAAGGTAGAATAGCTAGAATTTTAAAATCACTAAAACCTTTTAGTAGTGAAAATAAATTTACAAATCAATTAGAAGGAATTTTATATGGGGAGATGGGATTAGCAGAAGGTTTAAATCTACTTTCACAATCTGGATTGTTTGCAGAGGGTGGACGTATTGGTTACAAAGATGGACCAGAAAAACCTGGTAGAAGAACTTTTATGAAAACAGCTGCAGGACTCATGTCACTATTACCGTTTGGAATAGGTAAAGTTGGTAAAGTAGCAGCACCTGTTGTTGCAAAAGCGACAGAGCTATCAGGACCAGCATTAGCAAAACTTGTAGAAACAGTCATGTCAGCAGGTAAATTTATATCTTTAAAAGGCAGAAAAGTAAAAGAGATGGTCACTAAAAAGAAATTAGGAAAAGTAGAAGTTGAAGAAGATATTGCAGATGGCAGTTACATAATTAAAAAAGATGGTAAAGAAATTTATTACAAACCTGGAAGACAAGATGAGACCGGTGGTTTTGAAGATGATATTATAGAAGTTATTGAAGATAGACTTAAAAAAGCAGGTGGCGGTATCGGTTATATGTTAGGAGAATAATGAAGTTCGGTCCTAAAGAAACAAAAGAATTAAACGAATATTTACGAACTGGTAGAAATTTAACCAGAGAGTTTATGCCTGATGCAACTGTTGCTCAAGAAAGAATAGATTTTTCTTTAGGAGGGGCTGCCATTAACTTAATGAAAACTCAAGTGGCAAATCTTGCAAAAAAATTAGACAGACTTCCAACTCAAAATGAAATTGTAAAAGCTACAGGTAAAGCTGCTAAAACAATAAAATCTTATTTTAAAGAAGGTGTAGATTATTTAAAACCCATGAGCAAAAAAGAATCTGCAAAATTAGGAGGTAAAAAACCCACGGGTATCACAACAGTAACAGACGACTTTTCAAAAAATGTTAAAGATTTAAAAGCTACTCATATATCTCCTACTATTGAAACAACAAAAGCAGGTAGTAAAAGTATAAGAGTCAAATTTACAGGACCAATTAAAAATGAGTTTAAAGATATTAATTTACCTGCAACAAAAGAAAATTTAAATCTAGTTAAATCAAAGATTGATGACATAACAAAAAGTGCAGCTTACAAAGACAAAGCCAAAGTATTTAAAGGTCCAGTAGAGCAAAGAATGATAAAAAGAAGTAAGGAGGCTATGTATAGAAAACAAGATCCTTATGGAATATACAAAGCTTTGCAAAAATATAAAACACAAAAATTTCCAGGAACAATGTCTAAAGATATTGTTATTCAACATGGGGATGCAAAATTTACAACACAAACTTTGAGTAGAATGGGTTTAATACCAAGTAAAGTAAATGTATCACCGGCAGTTGAAAGAATAGAAAGATTACGTAACAAAGCTTTGAGAGATGCTATGGTTAAGTTAAACAATCCGATTCGAAGTAAAGCTGATAAACAGTCTATAATTGATCAACTTAATTCTACTTATACAGGTTTAAAAAATCAATTAAAAGGAACTGACGGACAGGGTTTAGTTAATTTTCAAACATTAAAATTAGATGATGCGGGTAACGTTGTTAAATTAAAAGATGTTGGATTTAACCCTAAAAAAGGTTTTGCTTATGGAGATGAGTTAGGTGAATTAGATTTTGCTAATATAACAAAAGAGCAAGCAGATAAAATTATAAATTTAGGAAAAAGAAAAATAGATCTAGATCTACTAAAAAGACAAACAGGTTTAATAACAGCAGATAAATTAAAAAACCCTTTAGGATTAGATTTAAATTTTTATGGTGGAGGACGTGTTCTTTTTAACTCAGGTGGTATAAAATCAGGCCCACCACCAGAAAGAGGCCCTAACCCACAAGGGTTGCTATCATTAATGAAACGTGGTATGAAAATATAGGAGTATTAAATGGCAGAAATAGAAAAAGGACTCCCGAACACTAGAACTAAAATTGATATCCCTTCAGAAGAGGAGATAGCAGAAGCAGTAGATGTTCAGGAACAAGAACCCGAAAAAGGACCAATAGAAGTTATACCAGAAGAAGATGGTGGTGTAACGTTAGACTTTGAACCAGGATCAATCAATGTGCCTGGAACTGAATCACACTTTGACAATTTAGCAGATCTTTTACCAGACGATGTGTTAGAGCCAATCGGAAACGAGATGACTCAAAACTACATGGACTACAAAGCATCGAGAAAAGAGTGGGAACAATCTTACATACAAGGTTTAGATCTTTTAGGATTTAAATACGAAAATAGAACAGAACCATTTCAAGGAGCATCGGGTGCAACACACCCTGTCATGGCAGAAGCTGTTACACAGTTTCAAGCACAAGCTTACAAAGAACTATTACCAAGTGACGGACCAGTGAGAACACAAATTATTGGCACTAAAAATGCTGCAACAGAGCAACAAGCGACACGTGTTAAAGATTTTATGAATTATTTAATTATGGATGAGATGAAAGAATATGAAGCAGAGTTTGACTCTATGTTATTTCATTTACCATTAGCTGGTTCTACATTTAAAAAAGTTTATTATGATGTACCACTTGGCAGAGCAGTCTCTAAGTTTGTACCAGCGGATGAATTAATCGTTCCGTATACAGCTACCTCATTAGATGATGCGGAAGCGATTATTCATACAATTA